AAAAAACATGACAAAAAATATTTTAACACTATTAATTACATTATTTTCACTAACAGCTTCTGCTCAGTTTATGGTAACAAGTATGTTAAGTGAGCCAGCGGACGGAGAAGAAATAAGTTTAGATAATTTAACAGACAACATAGGGGTGTTATACTCTTTTGACAAACTAAGCGCAGGGATAATGATGAATGGAGAAGATTATGATTTAGTTGCCAGATATGCATTTGGCGATAAATTATTTGCTTATGGATTAGTTACAACTGAAGAAGAAAATGTTTCTTTAGGTGTAGGTTATGCATTAAATGTATGGAACGAACTATACATTGAGCCTTCTTATTTAATAGACTTAGAAAACGAAGATCAAGAAGGTGAGCTGAAATTTAGTTTAACCTATAAATTTTAATAATATATAAAAAACAAACAATATGGCTATCAATTTTTTACAAAACGTATCCCTTAATAATACTGAGCTACAAAATTTTAAAGTTCAAAATATTACAGGAACACTTCCTTCAAGTTTAGCTGGAGAAGGACAATTAATATACAAAACAGACACAAATGAATTATATCTACATAAAGGAAGTAATTCATGGGTAGATTTAGCGGCAGGAACGGTATCGTCTGTTGGTATATCAAGTAACTACTTTACTGTTGGAAGCTCTCCAATAACAAGTAGTGGTACGATATCAGTTGATATGCCAAATTCTGGTGTTACAGCAAACACTTACACTCATGCTACTATAACAGTAAATGCTCAAGGTGTTGTAACCGCTGCATCAAGTGGTACAGCAACATTAGGTGTAACATCGTTTACTAATGCTAACGGAACATTTATTTCAGCAAGTACAACAAACTCGGCAGCTACTGGCGCTGTTACAATGGGGACTATTGACCTATCGGCAACTGGTACACCGAGTGGCACAACCTTCCTTAGAGGGGATAATGTTTGGGCTACACCAGCAGGAGCATATACCTCATGGAGTTTAGAGGCTGATTCTGGAACTGCACAAGACATTTCAGATGGTGAAAGAGTAGACTTTACAGGAGGAACTGGAATTAGTACATCTGTTGCTTCTGGAACACCTAACCTTTTAACTATAACAAACACTGGTGTTACTTCAGCGGTTGCAGGCTCAAACATTAGCGTATCAAGTGCTACTGGAGCGGTTACTATTGCGTACACAGGAGGAACTGGTTCTATGGATTCTTGGACTTTAGCCGGAGACACTGGTTCACAAAGCATAACTAATGGTAACACAGCTACATTTGTAGGGGGAACTGGTTTAACAACAGTAGCAAGTGCAACTGACGATTTAACTATTACTCTTGATGATACAGCTGTTACACCGGGTTCTTATACTTTAGCAAGCATTACAGTTGACCAGCAAGGACGTATTACTTCGGCATCAAGCGGGTCGTCTGGATCAATGTCTTCATGGACAATTCAAGGAGATTCTGGAAGCTCATCAGTTACTAATGGTCAAACAGTTGATATTGCTGGCGGAACATATTTAACAAGTTCTGAAGCAACAAGAACTGTAACTTTAAATCACGATTCTACATCAAGAAGTGACACAACAAGCACAGACAGTTTAGGTTCTGGAGGTTCATTTACAAAAGTTGACTCAATAACAACTAATGCAACAGGTCACGTTACAGCTATAAATGTAGAAACAGTAACAATAGGTTCTTTTGATAACTATGGTTCTTGGTCTTTAGCCGGTGACTCAGGCACAAGCCAAACCATATCTTCTGGAAACACAGCAACTTTTACAGGAGGAACAGGTATATCAACAGAAGCTGGAACATTAACTGATGAACTTACTATAACAAACACAGGGGTAACTTCAGCAGTAGCAAGTACAGGAATCAGTGTAAGTGGTGCAACTGGGGCAGTAACATTTACTAACACAGGGGTAACGTCTATTGTTGCAGGTACTGGAATAAGTGTAAGTGGTGCAACAGGTGCGGTAACTGTAACAAATACTGTAACAAATACAGATGCAAACTACGCATTAAGTGTAGGGGCAGTTTCTTCAAATGAAAGCACACTATCTTTAGTTGGTTCTAATGGAGGTTCTACAACTACAGCTAAATTCTCAGGAACAACTAATGAAATAGAAATTACAACACCTTCAACAGGAAATGGTGGAGATATTACTATTGGTTTACCAAGTGATGTAACAATAGGTAATGACTTAACTGTAACTGGAGAGTTAGTTGTTGATGGAACAGGGCAGTCTTCATTCGGAGGACAAGTAACGGTACCGGCAACTCCATCAGCTTCTACAGATGCTGCTTCAAAAGGGTATGTATTATCACAAGTTGCAGGTGTTGGTTCGTTTCAAGGAGGTTATAATGCAAGCACAAACTCACCAGCATTATCAGGGGCTTCTAACGTAGCTTTAAATCAAGGAGACTTCTATGTGGTAAGTGTAGCTGGTAGTGCTTTCTTTAGTACAGCTCTTGAGCCAGGAGATTTAATATTTGCTAATTCAGCTATAGCGGCAAGTTCATCGCCAGCAAAAACAGATTATACTATTGTTATTGCAGACGAAAACATTGCAGGAGCAGGAGCAACTGATGGAGCAACTAACAAAGGGGTCTGCGGATTTGATTCAGGAAACTTTGGAGTAACAGCAAATGGATTTGTTACTATAGATAATTCAGGAGTTACTGCCGCTTCTTATGGTGGTGTAACTAAATCATTAAGTGCAACAGTTGATGCAAAAGGTTTTGTGACAGCAATGTCTGAAAACACAATAGCTATTACAGCATCACAAATTACAGACTTCTGTACTGCGGTAGCAAACTGTATAAATACAAATTATAACTTTAAGACTACAATTACAGGAACTTCACCATATACTGTAAATCACAACTTAGGAACAAGAGATGTTATGGTATATGTATATGACAATGCTTCTCCATATGAGCAAACATATGTTGAGGTGATTCATACTGATACTGATAATGTTACAATTAAAACAGCAGCTGATTTAGGGTCAGATGTATTAAAAGTTCTTGTAGTAGAGGTACTATAATTACAATTACAAATACGAGTTATATTAAAAGAAATGTCTTTTAATATAATTCGTATATTTGTAAAAATTCCTTTCAATGGCTATAAATTTTGAACAATCTTTATTTTTACCCGATAATGTTAAAATTAATTTTGGCACTGGAAGTGATTTACAAATATATCACGATGGTAGTGATAGTTACATAGATGATACTGGAACTGGCTGGCTTAGATTAAGAGGTAACGGTGGTGTTATACTAAGTAGTTATTCCGAGAGTGAAACAATGGTACAAGCTACCAGAAATGGGTCTGTTGATCTTTATTACGATAATTCTAAAAAGTTTGAAACAACAAATACAGGAATAACAGTAACTGGAGGTGTTACTACAACCTCATCATCAAGTTTGGCTGGAGCAAATATGTCAGCAGGTATTGCAATGGGTACTAATGCTATTACAGGTATGGCTGACCCATCATCAGCTCAAGATGCTGCAACAAAAGCATATGTGGATAGTCAAATTTCTGGTGTTCCGCAAGGAACAGTAACGTCTGTTGCTACAGGCTCTGGGTTAACAGGAGGAACAATAACTTCTTCTGGAACTTTGAGTGTTGATTCTACAGTTATTAGAACAACAGGAAATCAAACTAAAACTGGTGATTTAATTTTAAACGGAGATTACACTTTAAACGGAGAGTTAAATATGGAAGGCGGTACTGATATTTTATTATCTGCTGCTGCAACTCTTCAAATAGATGGTGATGGTGGAAGTGGTAAATATTTAAAAAGTGGTACGGGAGGATTAGAGTGGGCTACAGTAACTACTGGTACAGTTACTTCTGTTGGTATTACTGCTGGAACAGGGATTAGTGTTTCTGGTTCACCCATAACATCTTCAGGAAGCATTACTGTAACTAACACTATTACTAATAATAATCAATTAACAAACGGAGCAGGATATACAGGGGTCAGGGACTATAGCTTTTGATTCAACAGCAGTTACCAGTTTAACGAATTTAAACACTACAGGTACTATTACAGATGGTGTTTGGAATAGTGATAGAAAATTTGACAAAACCTCAACAACAGATTTATCATATCAAGGAGATATAGTTTATTGGTCAAGCACAACTGTTACTGCGGGTAAAGTATATGTATATTCAGGAGGAGATTGGGTAGCAGCTGATGCAGATGCAGAATCAACATCTAAAGGAACATTAGCTATTGCTTTAGGAAATGGCGCTTCAAACTCTGTAGGTATGTTAATTAGAGGAACATTTACTTTAAACTATGATCCAGGAAATGATGGGGATATATTACACCTTTCTACAACAGCTGGAAATTTAATAGTAGAACCACCAAGCGGTACAGGTGATGTAGTGAGAATAGTGGGACAGTTACTTGATAGCACTAATGGTCAAATATGGTTTAATCCAGACTTTACATATATAACACTTTCTTAATATGTCTGCATCAAAGGTAAACGGTATTGCTACAGACACGATATCACAAGTTAATGATATAAACTTATCAGCTATTTCTCAAATTAATGATGTAGATATGCCACCAGCATTTAGCACAGATTACTCTCTTGAGTTAAACGGTAGTTCACAATATGTAAATTTAGGAGACCAAACCTCTTCAGCACTAAACCCTTCTCAATCTTCAATTAATAGTAGCGGCCTTACTTTAACTGCTTGGGTATATATTGATGTACTTTCAGCTGGAGAGTATATTTATGACTTAGGAAATTGCTGTACTAATAATTACTACGGATTAAAAATGGTGGTTAACGGAAATGGAGCTTTAGTTTTTCATGTTATGGGATTAAATGGAGGTTTTGCAGGCGCTGGTAGTAATAACAGAAATACAACAAGAACAGCAAATTCAACTATTTCAACAGGTCAATGGTATCATTTAGCGGTGGTTGTACCATCAGGTAGTATGGGCTCAACACAAAATAGAGATTCATGGCTTATATATATTAACGGGTCAGCATATAGCGGTACTTATACAAGGTCTGGAAATCAAAATGTTGCTTTAACATACAATGGAGACTCAAGTTTAGGGGTTTGGAGAAGAGCAAGTAATGTAAACTTTTTTGATGGTGAAATGAATAATTACGCAGTATTTTCTACAGCTTTAAATGCTACTAATATTTCAGCTATTTATAATTCAGGAGCGCCTATAGATTTAAGCACAAATTCTGGTAATTATAATCAGTCTGCTAACTTAACTGCATGGTGGAGATTTAATGAAGGCTCAGGAACTTCATACACTGATAGTTCAGGTAATGGTTTTACAGGGTCAGGAGTTGGCTCGCCTACATTTAACACAAATGTTCCAACGTAATTACATAAATAAATATTTATTATCTTTGTGCTTTATTAACCTTTAAATTAAATTAAATGAAAAAAATAACTGATGACGAATTAACTCTATTACAGGGGTTACAAAAAGAATTTAGTCAAGCAAAATTAGACTTAGGAAACACTGTATTACAGCAACAAACTTTATTAACTAAAGTTAATGATATAAGAGCTAAATTTACAGAACAAGAAAAATTATTAATGGAGTCTTACGGAGAGAATGTTACCATTAATTTAGAAACTGGAGAAGTAACAGATAAAGAAGAGTCTGAATTAACAAAAGTAGAAACAGAGTAAAATAAAAATGTCGCAATATGGCTAAAATTAAAAACACGACTGCTTATCCTACAGTCACACCCAATGCAAGTGATTTATTAATAGCAACGGATGTTAGTGACAATAATAAGACAGTAACTTTTTTAGTCAGCGACTTACTTGCTGCTGGAACCGTACTACAAGACTTACAATCAGTTTTAACAACTGGTGATACTGCAATAGAAGATATAAATCTAACTGGTACTCTTAGTGTAACAGGAACAATAGCATTAGGAGCAACCGATAAGATTACATTAGCGGGTAGTTTTGGAACTGCCGGTCAGGTAATAGCAGTTAATGCAGCAGGAACAGGGCTTGAGTATTCACCAGCAGGATCAGTACAATCTTGGGATGATACTGTTTCTGTGGGTGATACTGTACAGTCACAATTTTTAAAAGTAGTAGATGGCGGAATGTCTTTTACTAATTCTGTAACTACAGCAGCTGCTTTAACGGGAAGTGAATTTACATCTTTATTATGGGCTGGCCCTGTAGAAATATCTAATTCAGTAGAAATTGGAGACCCAACAGGAGCTGTAACTACATACGCTTTAAATTTATTTTCTAAAACACAATTACAAGTTGACGGTTCATTTGGAACATCTGGTCAATTTTTAGCAGTAAATGCAGCAGAAGATGGGGTTGAGTGGACAAGCGCTCCTACTCAAACTACTCCTGATATTCAGGCTGTATTAACACAAGGAAATACAACTACCAGTTTAGGAATAGATTTTACCGGAACAGCGTTATTACCTACTTCGGTAACATTAGATGCTAATTCAAAAATAATATCACAAGGTAACAATTCATTCACTGGTAGCAATCTTTTTAATGGAGTTGGAAACACTTATTCTACAGCTTCGGTTGTGTTAGATGCTCAGGTATGGGCAGGTAATTCTACTACTGGTGGTGTTGGTACAGCAGGTGATATATTAACAGTTGCATCAAATGGTACTTCATTAGAATGGAGTAGTACAGCGGCAGGAACACAAGACTTACAATCTGTTTTAAATAATGGATTTACTGCGGATGCAGTTGGAGTTAATACATCTTCTATTGGTTTAGTGGGTGATGGAACAGCAGTTGCCAGCGCAACTAAAGGTATTGTTACAATAGAGGACGGTACTTTAAACTTAACAGGAGACACACAATTATTACTTGATGGTCAGGCAGGAACTACCGGTCAAGTTTTAATTTCGCAAGGAGCTAATGCAACACCTATATGGAGCGCAGCAGGTTCAGGTAGCGGTACAGTTACTTCGGTTTCTGTAACAGACAGCACATATATAGATTTAAGTGTATCAAATCCTAATGATACTCCAGATATATCAGCAGCATTAATAACAACTGGATTAGCGCCAGGAGTATCAACAGATTTTTATAATGCTACGGGAGCTTTTTCAGAACCGATAGGAGCAGATTGGGATTTAAGTTTTTCAAATACTGGTGTCCCAGCATCTTCAGGAAGTATAGTTGGGGGTTCAGGATATAGTTCTGGTACGGGAGTTGGAACTTCTTATTCAGGGGCAGGAGTAGGACTAACCGTTAATATTACTGCTGTTGCAGGAGCTATTACATCCATAGATTCCTTAAACGGAGGTACAGGATATACTGTCGGTGATGTTATAGGAGTATTAGGAGGTACAGGAGGTACTTTTACAATTACCTCTGTTTCTTTAACTACAGTAGGCTTAACAAACTCTGACGGAACAAGATCAAGTACAGTAAATATAGATGCAGGAAGTAATATAGCTATGACTGTAGACTCTTCTAATGATTTAACATTATCATCATCAGCTGGAGGTGGAAGCGTAACAAGTGTAGCGCTAACAAGTTCAAATTTATCTGTAAGTGGTTCACCAATAACAACAAGCGGAACACTAACTGTAGCGTTACCTACTTCAGGTGTTACATCGGGTTCATATACAAATGCTAATATAACAGTAGACGCTGAAGGAAGAGTAACAGCAGCGGCTAACGGAACAGATAATAACACAACATATACTGTTGATGTTCCTGCTGCTACAACTAATATAAACCTTGCAGGTTCAGATGGCTCAAATGATGCTATTACCTTAGTAGGAGGAACAAATGTTACCATAACACGAGATAGTGCAAGTCAATTAACAATTGACGCAGCAAGTGCTGCTGGCTTGACATCTTTTGCAATGGCTACAACTCCAGCAAGTAATGCAGGCTTAGTAGATGTAACAAATAACACTTTAACATTTATTGAAAAAGAAGTAACCATTGGTTCATCAGCAAATTTAAAATACATATCTCTTGATTTAGGAACAGGTGGTACAATAAACCAGCTATCAGTTGGATTAAACGCTGATACTTCTTCATTAGACGACACTACAAAACTAACACACTTTTTAAGAGCTGATAATACATGGGCTGCTCCATCTGTAACAGCAGGGGTAAGCTCTATAATAGCAGGAAGTAATATTAGTGTAAGTTCAGCTACCGGTAATGTAACTATAAGTGCAACTGATACAAACACTACTTATACATTAGATGCTGTTCAGTCCGGTATAGGTGTTAATACTGACCCATTTATAAGACTAACAGACAGCGGAGCAACAACAGACGACATTCAATTAGTTGGAGGAAGCGGAGTAACTGTTACAAGAAACAGTAATACACAGGTAACTATAGAGGCTTCAGGCACAACCTATACTGGGCAGGCACCTGTTATAGTAGATAATACTCTAAATACTATTAAGTTAAATTACAGTGATACAGCTACTAATTTAATTTTAGCTGCTGGAAACGGAACATCTGCTGCTCTTCAAAACACAGATTACTTTTTATTTGGAGACAGTAGTGTTACAACGCCTGTTGCAAATCCTGTTAAATACGCTACACTTTCTCAACTATCTACACTAATAGGGGGTATGACTTCTTGGACAGCAGCAGCTGATACCGGAAGTGAAAATATTGAAAATGCAGAAAGTTTAACTTTTGATGGGGGCACAGGAATATCAACAGAACTTACTGGCACAACACCTAACTTTAATTTAACTATTACTAATACCGACACAGGAAGCTCACAAAATATCTTTAAGAAAATTACTGTTTTTGGTCATGTAGGACAAGATATTGATGCAGATTCTAATAGCACAACTATTACTTTAATTGAAAGACCAGGTATTGAATTACAAGGTAATACCAGTGCAAAATCATTACAAGTTAAAAATACAGGTATTGTAAGTTTAAGTGCAGGAAGCACACATCATAATGGAATTAATATTACAACAACTACTGATGTTTATGGAGCACAAAGCTCTACAGTAGACGGATTTACGGTACCAGCTGTAGATCAATATTATGTTCCTGTCTTTGATAATAATGCTCAAAAAGGTTTTGAGCAAAGCATAATTTTTGCTCAAGGGGGAACAAATCAAAGTGTAGCAATTTCAAATACAAATGTAACGAAACAGGGTTACAATTTAGTTTTAGGAGCAAGCGGTAACGCTAAAGGATTTATATATAATGCAGCAGGAAGTAACTTTAGATGGAGTAATGTAGATGCAGCAGGTGTTAGCGATGCGTCTATAAATTCCGTATATATTGGTACTGATGCAGGTTCATCACTTACAAGTGGTGGAAATAATGTAGCAATAGGAAAAGAAGCGTTTAAAGACGCTGTAAATATAAGCAATATAACTGCAATTGGTAAGGGGGCTGGAAAATCTCTTTCTGACTCAGGAGCCAATCAAAATACATTTGTAGGAGCTGACGCAGGAGCAGTAATGACGCATCAATCAAAAAACACAGCGGTAGGATATAAAGCGGCAGAAAATTCTTATGGAGGTACAGACACTGCAATTGGATATCAGGCATTAAGATATGGAATTAATGTAACCCCATCTACTACTACAGATGAGGCTATGGGTAGGGTAGCTATTGGATACAACGCAATGGGAGGGGCCAATCAAAAAGGAGTTGGAAATATAGCAATAGGAAATGATGCTATGTTGCAAGCTCAAACTACTGTTGTAGGTGGGGCAATAGCAATTGGAGACTCTGCAATGAAGAACCTTACTGCAACTCCAGGTATCTATCAAATTGCAATTGGTAAACAGGCCATGCTTAATGTCGCACCAACTCAGTCTATAGCTATTGGTTATCAAGCATTAATGAATAATACAGTTACCGGAGACCTTCAAGTAGCCATAGGTTATCAGGCAATGTTAGGAACTGTAACAGGAGATAACAACATCGCAATAGGTAGGAATTCAGGTAATACCGCTATAGGCAAATCACTGAACAGCAGCAACATCTTAATAGGTTTTTCAGCATCAGGAGCTGGGACTGATACTATAGGTATTGGTAGAGGAGTAAATGTTGGAGACAATAGTGGTACAAGCGCTATAGCTATAGGTACTACATCAGCTAATAGCGGTAATTATTCTATAGCATTAGGGGCTTCAACCAGCGTATCGGATGATTATAGTGTGGCTATAGGTTTTGGGGCAACAACTAATGCTGCAAATCAATTAGCCTTTGGTACAGTTTCTCAAAATTTAGGGGATATTGCAACACAAACTATTACTCCAAACAAAACTTGGAAAGTTAAAATAAACGGATCGGATTACTTTATACCACTGCAAGACGTTCCATAAATATAATTAAATGAAAGTAGAATTAAATGAAGATTCTATTAAACATATAAATAGGTTATTACAATCTTTACCAATAAGCACATATGATATTGTTAAAGAAATTACTGAAGTAATAAACAAAGGTTTAGTAGAAAAAGAAAAATAAAATAAAATGGATATAAGAAAAATTTCCATTGGTTCTGATTATAAATCAGGTTCAATGCACTACATAGTGGGTCAGCCTGTTCTGGGGGGAGAATACAAAATACACTTAATACAAGCAAAAGAAGAAAGTCAATCCTATAAATTATGGGTAATTAAAAATGAAGAACTTTTTGTTTGGAAAGAGTTTTTATACACTCTTCCTATAACTTTAGAATACAATATAAATTTTTGATGAGGTCTATATACTCATTTATTGTAGAGCCCTTAGAAAATAAAAGGTATAACAATACTAAAAAGTTAGGAGATGTAGAGCTGGTTACAAGTGTTTCGGAAGAAGACCATGCATCTTCAAATAGGTTAGCTATTGTAAAAGAATTACCTTTGAACTATAAAGGAGATGTAAAGCCAGGAGATACATTATTAGTTCATCATAATGTATTTAAGTTTTATAATGACATGAAGGGAAAAAGAAAAAGCGGTAAAAGCTTTTTTAAAGAAAATTTATTTTTTGTAGATGATGACCAGTTTTTTATGTATAAAAATAAAGACAGCTGGAAAGCTCATGGTAAATATTGTTTTGTAAAACCTATATTGACAGAAGATTCTTTAATTTTAAAAAACACAAAATACGAACCATTACAAGGAATTATAAAGTATAGTAATAAAGAGTTAAAAAAACTGGGTGTAAAGATAGGGGATAGAGTTATTTTTACACCAAATAGTGAATATGAATTTGAAGTAGAAGGAGAGTTGCTTTATCGTATGTTTACAAATAATATAACAACTATATTAAATGGATAATAAAGAACTAAAATTACAAATAATAGAAGCAGGAGAAAAGGCTGTAAAACAATTAGTTAAGGTAGCTAAAGAAGAAATAATAAAGTATGATAAAGATGATGAGTTAGCTGCGGATAGATTAAAAAACGCAGCGGCTACAAAAAAGTTATGTATTATGGATGCTTTTGAAATAGTAAAAAGAATTGAAGAAGAAAGAAATTTGTTAGAAGGAAAAGTTATAGAGTCTAAAAACAACACACCAAAAGGATTTGCAGAGTCACGATCAAAATAAATTATATAGACTATTGCCAAATTATGTTCCGACAGGAATAATTAAAAGAAAAAATAAGGCTAAAACATGGGAGTATGGATATAACGAAAAGTACGATATTGTTGTTATATCAAAAGACGGTACTATAGGAGATGTGTACGAAATAAGCGGGGTTCGTATAGCACTTCCGTCAACGCCAAAAATATTATATAATTCCAGAGAAAAACAAAAGGACCAGTTCTGGAACCCAACATTATTACCAAAACCTTTAAAAAGAATACAGTCAATATTTCAATGGCATAATACTCCATCGGATTTTAAAAATGAATGGGTTGATTATATTGAAAAAGAATTTGATAAAAGAGAGGAAGGCCTGTGGTTTATGAATAATGGTGTTCCTACATATATAACTGGAACTCACTATATGTATTTGCAATGGACAAAAATTGATGTAGGAAATCCAGATTTTAGAGAAGCAAATAGAATTTTTTATATTTTTTGGGAAGCGTGTAAAGCAGATAAAAGAAGTTTTGGGATGTGTTACTTAAAAATAAGACGTTCAGGGTTTTCTTTTATGAGTTCTTGTGAAGGAGTAAATCAAGCAACAATAACAAGAGATGCTCGTATTGGTATACTTTCTAAAACAGGGGCAGATGCAAAAAAGATGTTTACTGACAAGGTAGTTCCTATATCAAACAACTACCCTTTCTTTTTCAAACCAATTCAGGATGGTATGGATAAACCAAAAACAGAATTAGCATACAGAGTTCCGGCATCAAAGATTACTAAAAAAAATATGTACTTAACTGAACAGGATGAGTTAGAAGGTCTTGACACAACTATAGACTGGAAGAACACTTCTGATAACTCTTATGATGGGGAAAAGTTACAATACTTATTACATGATGAAAGTGGTAAATGGGAAAAGCCAGAAAATATTTTAAATAACTGGAGGGTAACAAAAACTTGTTTAAGATTAGGAAGTAAGATTATTGGAAAGTGTATGATGGGCTCAACATCAAATGCTTTAGATAAAGGAGGTTCTAATTTTAAAAAATTGTATGAAGATTCTGATGCTACTAAAAGAAATCAAAATGGACAAACAAAATCTGGGTTATATAGTTTGTTTATTCCTATGGAATGGAACTTTGAAGGATATATAGATAAGTACGGTATGCCTGTGTTAAAGACCCCTGAAAAACCTGTGATAGGAATAGATGGTGAAGATATTAAAATGGGTGCAATAGATTATTGGGAAAACGAAGTTAGTTCTTTATCTTCTGATGCAGATGCTTTAAATGAATTTTACAGACAATTTCCACGAACAGAATCTCATGCTTTTAGAGATGAATCTAAACAATCTTTGTTTAATTTAACAAAAATATATCAACAAATAGATTATAACGATTCCTTAATTTTAGATCATCATGTTACCAGAGGTTCGTTTTCTTGGTTAAATGGAGTGAAAGATACTAAGGTTGTTTTTAGCCCAAATAAAAGTGGTAGATTTTTAGTAACTTGGACTCCAGGAGTAGCTTTACAAAATAGGAAAATATCAAAGGGAGGAAGATGGTATCCGGGAAATGAACATATTGGTTCTTTTGGATGTGACTCTTATGATATTTCTGGAGTTGTTGTTGGTAAAGGTTCTAATGGTGCTTTGCATGGAATGACTAAATTTAATATGGATGATGCACCGAGCAATGAGTTTTTTTTAGAATACATTGCAAGACCTCAAACAGCAGAAATATTTTTTGAAGAAGTTTTAATGGCTTGTGTTTTTTATGGTATGCCTATATTGTGTGAAAACAACAAACCAAGATTATTATATCATTTTAAAAATAGAGGTTACAGAGGTTACTGTATGAATAGACCAGATAAAAGATTTAACAAATTATCCAAAACAGAAAGAGAGTTGGGAGGTATTCCTAACTCATCAGAAGATGTAAAGCAATCACACGCTGCTGCTATAGAGTCTTATATTGAAAAATATATAGGGTTAGATTTAGAAGGAACTTTTAGAGATTCAGATGCTATCGGAACCATGTGTTTTCAAAGAACATTAATGGACTGGGCAAAGTTTGATATTAATAATAGAACAAGGTTTGATGCTTCTATTAGTTCAGGATTAGCAATTATGGCAAATCAAAAACACCTTTACACACCTACTAAACAAAAATCAAAAATAAGTGTTAACTTTGCAAGATATAACAATAAGAGTTCTCTAAGTCAATTAATAAGATAAATGAAGGGAGTCACAATAGATATTAAATCTGCCGCATTTCCAGATCAATTTGTTTCTGATGCAAAAAAGGCTACAAAGGAATACGGATTACAGATAGGACAAGCGATACAATACGAGTGGTTTAGAAAAGGAGCAGGCTTTAATACCTGTCGTTTCTATGACCAATGGGTGGAATTTAATCGTTTGAGACTATACGCCAGAGGAGAACAATCAATAGCAAAATATAAAAACGAATTAGCAATAGATGGAGATTTAAGTTATTTGAATTTAGACTGGACTCCAGTACCGGTTATTCCTAAATTTGTAGATATTGTTGTTAATGGTATGAGTGATAGATTGTTTACGGTTCAAACCTATGCACAAGACGCTATGTCCTCTGAAAAAAGAGGAGAGTTTCAACAAATGGTAGAAACCAATGTCATTGCAAAGCCTTTGTTTCAGCAAATAGAAGATGATTTTGGGTTAGATGTTTTTCAAGTAAACCCAGATGAATTACCAGAAACAGATTTAGAAATGGAGTTGTATATGCAAATGAATTACAAGCCGGCTGTTGAAATAGCTAATGAATGTGCTATAAATACAATATTGGCGGAAAATCATTATGAGCAAATAAGAAAAAGATGTGATTTAGATTTAATGACTTTAGGTATTGGTATTACTAAACATAGCTTTCAATTAGGGGATGGGGTAAAAGTAGAATATGTTGACCCAGCTAATGTTGTTTATAGTTACACTGAAGACCCTCATTTCAAAGATTGTTTCTACTGGGGTGAAATAAAAACCATACCTATCGGTGAGGTTTTAAAAATTAACCCTGATTTGACACAAGATGATTTAGAAGAAATATCTAAATACAGTCAGGCGTGGTATCAATATTATAATGTAGCAGCTATGTATGAAAACTCTATGTTTTATAGAGATACTTGTACATTGTTATATTTTAACTACAAGTCTACTAACAGTTTTGTTTATAAGAAAAAACAAACAGCAGACGGTAATTATAAAGTAGTTCCAAAAACAGATGAGTTTAATCCGCCAGAAGAAATGATGGAAGAGGGTAACTTTGAAAGAGTAGAAAAAAGAATTGATGTATGGTATGATGGTGTTATGGTTATGGGGACTAACATTATTATAAAATGGGAGCTGGCTAAAAACATGGTAAGACCTCAGTCGGCAAGTCAATATGCAATGCCTAATTATGTTGCTGTTGCTCCAAGAATGTATAAGGGAAATATAGAGTCTTTAGTAAGACGAATGATACCATTTACAGATTTAATCCAAATGACTCACATGAAGCTCCAGCAAGTAATACAAAAGGTTGTGCCAGATGGAGTGTTTATAGATGCAGACGGATTAAATGAAGTAGACTTAGGAACAGGAAATTCATATGACCCATCAGATGCATTAAGGTTGTATTTTCAAACAGGTAGTGTAGTGGGAAGAAGCTATACTCAAGATGGTGAGTTTAACAATGCACGAGTACCTATTCAACAACTAACAACTAATAGTGGAGGAAACAAAATGCAAATGTTAATTGGTAATTATAATCATTATTTAAACATGATAAGACAAGTTACCGGATTAAATGAAGCAAGAGACGGTAGTACACCTGATCCAAATTCTTTAGTTGGTGTTCAAAAATTAGCTGCATTAAATTCTAACACAGCTACTCGTCATATTTTAGATGGTAGTTTATATTTAACACAAACATTAGCGGAGGCTTTATCTATTAGAACAGCTGATGTGTTACAATATTCAGATTTTGCAGATGAGTTTGCTATGCAAATAGGAAAATATAATATGGGTGTTTTGGATGATATTAAAAATTTATACTTATATGATTTTGGAATTTTTGTAGAAGTTGCTCCTGATGAAGAAGAGAAAGCAAGATTAGAAGCAAATATACAAATGGCTTTATCTAAAGGTGGTATAGACTTAGAAGATGCTATTGATATTAGAGAGATTAAAAATATTAAGATGGCTAATCAACTGTTAAAAGTTAAAAGAAAGCAAAAAGCCAAAGAAGATATGCAGCGTAAAGCTCAAGAAATGCAAATGCAGCAACAAAATAATCTGCAATCACAACAAGCTGCGGCACAAATTGCAATGCAAAAAATTCAAATGGAAGGTCAAACTAAAATGCAGGTGAAACAAGCAGAGGTAAGTTTTGAAATTGAAAAGATGAAAAACGAAGCTGCATTAAAAGAAAAACTAATGAATACTGAATTTCAGTATGCGGTTCAGTTAAAAGGAGCTGAAGAAGCTCAAATAAATAGAAGAGAGCAAAATAGAGAAGAGGCTAAAAACAAACGTATTAGTCAACAATCTTCACAACAATCAAAATTAATTGACCAGCGTAAAAACAATTTACCTCCTATAAATTTTGAATCCAATGAGGATAGTTTAGACGGTTTTGATATGGCCGAGTTCAACCCAAGATAGCTAAATCTTGAGCTTAAATAATTATTAACTTTGTAAAAATTAAATTAAATAAAATGGAAATAAAAGTAAAAGAAGTTACTGATGTAACTGAAGAAAAATCAAAAGCTGAAATTGAACAAGAACTTTTAGAAAAGCATGAAGAAAAGTTTGAAAATTCAACACAGCCAGAAACAACAGAAGAAACAACAGCTCCTGTAAATGAAGAAGTAAGTCAAGAAGCAGTAAATCAGGAGCCAATAGATAAAACTCCATCGTCAGAGTTAAGTGACGAAGACGTTCTTTCATATATTAAAAGCAGATATGATAAAGAAATAAATTCTGTAGATGATTTATTTGCTCAAAAAGAAGCAAATGAAGAATTACCGGAAGATGTTTCAGCATATTTGAAGTATAAAAAAGAAACAGGACGTGGTATTGAAGACTTTTATAATTTACAAAGAGACTACGATACTATGGACGAAGATTCTTTATTAGCTAACTATTACGGAGCAACCGAAGAA